GTTGGCAGGTATGAGTACAAAAGAGATTCGCAAGGACATTGATCAAACTGAACTCAAAGTCAAGTTGGTGTCGAAGAAAGCCGGACAGTACCGTATCAAGGCCCTGCCAGCACAGAGCAACATCAATGACATACGCAGTTACATCAAAGAAGTGCAGGTACAAACAGGGCTCAAAGTAGACTTTGTCATGTGTGATTATCTGGACTTGTTGATGCCTGTAAGTGCAAAAGTCAGTCCCAATGATCTGTTTGTCAAAGACAAGTATGTTTCAGAAGAACTGCGTAACTTGGCCAAAGAACTCAATGTGTTGTTTGTGACAGCGTCACAGTTGAATCGTAGTGCCGTGGAAGAAATTGAGTTCGATCACAGTCATATCTCGGGTGGTATTTCAAAGATCAACACAGCAGACAACGTGTTTGGTATCTTTACAAGCAGAGCCATGCGTGAGCGTGGCAAGTATCAGATCCAGTGTATGAAGAGTCGTAGTAGTACAGGCGTAGGACAAAAGATTGACTTAGACTACAATATTGAAACCATGCGTATTACTGATCCAGGCGAAGAAGCAGGGCCAGTTAACTCATTTGCCCGAGGTAATTTGCTTGACAGTATCAAAACAAAAAGTCGCATGACCACGACGGTAGAAGAAGAAAGCGTGGAAACTGGCAAAATCACAGCAGATGTACAAAGTGCCAAACTCAAACAACTGTTGGGCAAAATCAAGACCACGTGATCGCATATCAAGACATAAGAGATGTTCATCTAGAAATCTCTAGCCTTTGCAATGCCAGTTGTCCCTGGTGTCCTAGGACCTTCTGGGGTTACCCATACAATGGCGGTTATCCTGAAACAAATTTAAGTCTTGAATCAGCTCAGCTGATTTTTTCACGTGACTTTTTAAAACAGTTGACCAGCATAAGGATCAATGGCAATTTTGGTGACATAGTAATGAATCCTGAAGGCGCTGACATCGTGAATTACTTCTTTGAACACAATCCACAGTTGGCAGTATCCGTCAGCACCAATGGCGGAGCCCGAGGCCGTGAGTTTTGGACCCAATTGGCACAAACTCCAGTTACAGTATTGTTCTGCCTGGACGGACTAGAGGACACACATCATCTGTACAGACAAAACACTGTGTGGTCCACAGTGATACGCAATGCACAAATTTTTATTGCGGCCGGTGGACGTGCTGTTTGGAAAATGATAAAATTTGACCATAATCAGCATCAGATCGATCAGTGTCGGCAATTGAGTCACGAGCTTGGGTTTGCAGAGTTTGAACTAATAGATGATGGTCGCAACACCGCACCGGTGTTTGATAAAAACGGACACCTGACTCATGTGTTGGGCAACTACACAGGCCCTCAAGAATTTGAAATTTTATTCCATAAAAAGACCACAGACACAGTGTTGTTGGAAGATATTGCGGCAACCCGTACACCCGCCAAGGCCCTGGCCTGTCAGACTCAAATTTTAAAATCCATTTACATAGCCGCCACTGGTGATGTTAGTCCATGTTGTTTCACAGGATTTTATCCCAAAACTTATGGACACGGTCAGTATCATGAAGCGGCCAATACACAGCTGATTCCGTTGATAGCAAAGAACAATGCCCTGGAACACGGCCTGCAGGAGTGCATAGAATGGTTTAAACTGGTTGAAAAAGCATGGAAAATATCAAACTATGAACAAGGACGTTTGGTTATTTGTGATGACAACTGTGGCCAAAACCAATAAATAATAAAAAGGTCCTGGACTAAAATGCAAAAAAAGACTCGTAGTTTACTAGAAGAACTAGATGCCATGTACATCCAGCGCGATCAGCGCCATGTCATTGAAAACCGCGCATCTAACGTTATTGCCAGTGCTATCAGATTGCTGGAAGAAATTGACGCAACCTATCCTGAAGAACAGGCTGAAAATTTAAAACGCAAACTGCTCAACGCCATTGGTCAGCGCGACCCAGGCAAATTTACCCGTAGTGTAAGGCGTACAGATGCAAATACATGAAATCACCTGTCCGCTTACTGAAGGCCTACTGGGAGACATAGGAAGAGGAGTTTTCCAAGGTGCCACTGGCATGGAGATACCACAAAGCCAGGCCAGCATCAATAAAAGTGCTGCCTCTTCTGCTGCCAAATTACAGGCACAAGGTTACGGTCCTGCGGGCACACCGCCGCCTGGAAAGTCCAGTCCCGTTCCGTCAGCCAACTGGAAAGATAAACTGGCCCAGGCCAAAAAAGATCCAGCAGTCAAACAGTACATTTCACAACTGGCACAGGGTTGGGCACAACAAGCCAAAAAGATACAGACACCACCTGCACAGCCCGCGGCCAATCAGTCCACACCGACTACGCCTGCGCCAACCACTGGCCCAGCTACACAACCTGTCACGCTGGGTGGCAAGCGACTTGATCCTAAAAATCCCCAAGATGCGCAAGTCTTGGCTGCTATGTAAGCCCAGGGTAAACTTGAAGAAAATACTGCTCAAACTGATCCGTATCAAGAAGCTTTTGTAAAGTGGTCAGATGCCCAACTGGCCAGTAAGGATCCTGTGACCTACCGTGCCATAACCATGGATGATGTACGAGCATTGCCTGGCCTAGGCGATGAACTAGACCAGGCTCTACAAGCAGTGGTCTCAGCACGTGACACACCTCAGTCCGCAGCGGCCATAGCACAGTACCTTGAACTGGCCGTGGCTGGAGTGCAGGCTCGATCTCAAGAGCTCAAGAACAAGGCTCCAGAAGTGGCCACACAAGCCCTGTCAGGTGCGCAAGCCAATCTGGGAAGTGTGCAGCAAATACTGTCTCAGGTGGGTGTAAATCCTCGGGCCCTGTCTGCATTTAGCAGCAAAGCCAAATCAAAAAATGTTGTGACCACCGGCAATGACGAAGCCGATGCTTTGTTGCAACAAGCAGGATTCTTACTGTGATGAACATTTTTGAAGGTGGCAACGTATTTAAAGATGCCGACGGTCGTGCTGTAACTCAACGTATCAATCAAACCGATGTAAAAACTACCTTGGCTTGGTTGGAAGAACTGGTTCCTGGTCTAGACCTACAAAACAACACTCTTGGATCAACCGGTATCAAAGACACGTCGGGTGATCTAGACATTGCTGTGGATACCGCCGAGGTCACCAAAGAACAAATGGTAGCACAGCTGACCAGCTGGGCACTGAGTCAAGGATTCAAACCTGAAGAATGGGTACGCAAAAGTGGAACCGCGGTACATTTTAAAACACCCATCAACGGTCGTCCTGATCTGGGTTACGTGCAGACCGACTTTATGTTTTTGAACAATGTGCCTTGGTCAAAGTTTGTGCTGGGTGCCATGCCTGCAGATTCAAAATACAAAGGCAAAGAACGTAACGTGTTAATGAATTCCATAGCCAAAAGCCTAGGCTACAAACTGAATCAGATAGCTGGCATTGCCGATCGTGCCACAAACAAAATTATTTCAGATGATCCTGACGCTGTGGCCAAGATGTTGTTGAACCGTACTGCCACACGGCAGGACCTGGCTTCGGTGGAAACAATCCTACAAGCTCTCAGCACCGATCCTGAACGTGAATCTAAACTGGCTGACTTCCGTGAACACATGAAGCGTGAAGGTTTGCCATTTTTAGAAAGCGCAGAACTGTATCGTCCTGTGACAGATGTGCATTTCCTGGCCAAACTGCGTGACCGTATAGTGAATCAAGGCATGACACCCTTGATTGAAACAACCTTGATGGAAGCCGAAGCAAGAATACCACACATTGAAGATCTGGTGTTTGATCGTGGCACACGTGGCATCGAAGAAGCCATGGCTATCATACGTGCAGCCGCTGAAGACACTCGAAAGACCACCACAGTCAAATGGGATGGCAAACCAGCCATTATCTGGGGTCGTGATGAACGTGGCGATTTTGTACTCACAGACAAGAGTGGGTTTGGTGCCAAAGGATATCAGGGCCGTGCCACCAGCATGGCGCAACTGGCCGGTATCATGAGTCAGCGTGGCGGCGAACGTGGAGACTTGATTGGCATTTATGCCAAGCTATGGCCCATGCTGGAAGCTGCTACACCTGAAAAGTTCCGCGGATACTTGCAAGGTGACTTGTTGTATACTGAAACTCCACCCGAAGTTTCAGGCAACTATGAATTCAAACCCAACTTTGTGGAATATCGCATTCCGGCCGCCAGTGCGCTGGGACAGGCCATTGGCGCCAGTGAAGTGGGCATAGCCGTGCATAC